CCATCTCCGTCCAAGGGCAGGGCCACATTTACGCTCACGGAAAACAGGCCGTTTCCTGTGCGCCAGATATACCCGTTTATGGAAGAATCTGCATGCTTTTCATTCAGCGTCCATCTGTACGCAGATGGATCCGGGGCCGTGTCGTCATCCGAGAAGCCAGCTTCATATTGGCTCACAAGTTGAACGCCGGATGAGGTATAAAGTCCATATTCATACATATAATCGCCGTCACTGTCCGGAGTACCTGCCATGTAGTCTAGTTTCATCACGCAGTTATGCAGTTCTGGAACCACCACGCTGGTGCTCGGAAAGCCAACATTTCCACAGGTAAACGCCTTGTATGCGTCCACCATGCCGGTATGATTTTCCAGCAGGAACGAAAGAAATTGCTTGATCGTCACGTCTTTGGCTGTATATGGCGCAACGGAGCTGTCGTTGAGGTAGGCCAGCTCTCCCTCGCAAAAGACTTTTTGACGCAGCATAAAATCCTGCTCATGGCTCATGGGCCTGCCCTCCCAGATGCGCACACCGTCTTGCTCTACGGACACGGTCGTGCGCATTTTTTGCAAAGCTGAGTGGGCCACATTGCCAAGCGGCAGGGTGAATTCCAAGCTACCGGCCTTGCTCACCTCCCGTGTCAAAGTTGGACTGATGAGCTTTTTTGTGTCCGTGTAGTCCGTTGGGTCGTAAATGCAGGTCTTTGTCTTCCACACGTCAACGCCGGTCTGGACGCCCGCATAAACTTTGTAGCTCATAAGCTGCCCCCCAGATATCGGATGCTGATGCTGCAATCCGCAGACGCCGCAAAGATGAGAGTACCTACAACGCCATCCGGCATATGCAAGCCCTCAATGTACTGCCACTCTGTAGACTTTGCAAGGATGCCAACCTCAAGGCCATTGAGAGACACCGCAATGTCGGCAGCGTCCTCGCTGCGCTTGAAGTAGATGCCCGCCGCTCTTGGTGCACCGGTGACGGTTACGGTGATGTCCTCGTTGGCTTTGAGCTGGATGTCCGTATAATTACGGATAATCGCCGTATCAAATACAAGGTCATCCCACAGCCAGTCATCAGAGCCGTCGTATACACTGCGTTTGAAGGGGTCGCAGGTGCCGGTGATAGTAAAGGTACTGGAAAGCCGGTCGCGCGTCATGGACACGCTCCACAAGCCCTCCCAGTAAAAACTGGGGTCATTGTCGAATTTACACTGGAGCCATTTCCCGTGGATGGCGTTTGCGATCCGGCTGTAAAGGGTCGGCCAGGTTTTTTTGGGCGCCCTGCACAGCAGCTCCATGGTAATGGTGCGCTTTTTGTAGTGTGGCCTGCCGTCCAAAGAACTGGTCAGGTTGAGCAGGGTATCAGACCCTGGCACCTGTACCAGGTACTCGTCCACCTCCGCGCTGCTGATCTTCGGGCTGCCCACTTTGAGGTACAGACCCCAGTCCGTGAGGGTATGATAATCGCCGATTTTTGCGCCTTGCAATTTTGCCATTATACGCCCCTCGCTTTCCGGGTCACGGTCACACCGATGCGCGCGTCAACATTTTGTGCCATCCTGGGCGAAATAACACCCACCAGCTCACCGGAATCCATGACCACCTGACCGGTGCCAATGGCAGGCAGATGCTCGTCCAGAAGCTCCTCGATGCGCTCCAGAATGCTGGTCTGCTTGTCTGCGTGGCTGCTCTGTCCGATCACGCGGTACTGAATCGCAGACCGCGTAGAAAACTCGTTCAGGCTGTCGTACACGCCCACATCGTCAAACGGGCTCTTGTAATTATTGACCGGGTCTTTGCTCTTTTTGTTTTTGGCCCACAGCGCAAGCCCGATACCGCCAGCTACAGCACCCACAGCTCCAACGCCGAGAATGATACCTAAAACCGGGTTCGCCGAGATGAACGACACCACAGTTCCAAGCGCGGACGTGATGCCGCCAGCCATACCAGAAAAACCCTGCACAATGCTGCCAAGTGCGCCGCCAACGCCGCCAGAGCTCGCAAGGCCCTGCACGATCTCAGAGAACGCCTTTACAGACGTAGTGGCACCATCCACTCCGGCAGTAATGCCGTTTGTAAAAATGCTCTGGATAGACTCCAGCGCCTTGCCAATGCCGCCGCTGAAGTAGCCCTCATTGATAGCTTTCAGCGCATTGTGTCCCCAGTCCATAAGGGCATCCCGCTGATCCTGAGACACTTCGCCCCAGATTAGGTTGACAAAATCTAGCGCAAGATTTCCCCAGTTTCCATTTTGGGCATCATTAAAGAAATTCTTTACCAGACCAAAAATTCCCTTGTTTAGCTCTTCGGATATGCCGCTTAAATTTTTATCAATGCGGCTCTGGGTACCCTTTACGCTCTTGTCAATCTCGTTGGAGGTTTCCGTCACCTTGTCTTGAACGCCGTCGATGTAGGTGATGATCTTCTCGTAGGTCTCCGCGCCGTTCTTTCCGATGCGCTGGCCGGTCTCTGTGACGGTCTTCTTGATATGCTCGCTGCCGTCGGCGTACTTTTCTGTAGCTTCCTGGATTTTTGTTGTGATGCCGTCAAAGGTCGTTTCTGCAACCTTGGTCAGGGTACCGGTCAGGGTCTTGGACATGTCATCATAGACCTTGGTGGTCTTGGTAACGACGCCGTCCACAACGGTGTTGACCTTTTTGTAGGTGGTAGCTACGCCGTTGACCATTTCCTTGCCGGTCTCGGTTGTGGTCGTAGTTACGCGATCTTTGATTTTACCAGCAGAATCTTTGACTTTTTCCTGCAGGGTCTCCACGCTGGTGGTCACTGCACCCAGAGCGTTCATAGCGCTGGTGGTTACGGTGTTGGACACCGACGCAATGACCGTTTCGGTGGTGGACTTTGTGGAGGCGGCTTTCTTCTTGCTCGTGGTGCCGCCGGTAGAAGGCGCAATGCTGCTGATGACCGCGTTGCTGGCCGTGTTCGGGAGCTTATCCGACCACATGCCGCCGTTGGAGGTGCGCCGTGCATGGCCGCCGTCCTTCTGCCGCTGCCGGGTCTTGTTGTCCGCGTAGTTCTGTCGGGTCTGATGATAGGCAGCGTTGTAGGCGTCCACAGGGCTTTCCAGGCGGCCAAGTGCGGCGATCGCATTTCCGACGCCGTTGGCTACGGCCATGATCACATTCAGCTTGTCGAGGATATAGTCTGCCACCGAGGAAAACCAGTCCTTGATGGAACTCCACGCGCTGTTCCAGCCCTCCCGGAAGTCCTCGTTTGCGGCATAGGCCGTTGCCAGACCGCCCGCAAGGGCAGTCAGAGCCGTCACCACGATGGCGACGGGATTGGCTGCCATGACCGCGTTCAGGGCCGCCTGCGCAATAGTCATGCCCTCGGTGGCATTGCGCACTGCGCTGATGACGCCGGAGATGGCCATGGCCGTGCGGTAGGCGATAAATCCGCTGGTGCCTGCAGCGATGGCCGCCGTGACAACGGTCACGGTAGTGTTGAGCTGCTGCAACTTTTCATCATCGCTCAGGATGGAGGTGACCCACTCGTTGGCCTTTTCCACCACGGTGCCGTAAGCGCTGGAAAGCCCGGTGGAAAGCTCACCGGCCAGCTGCTTGGCGTTGTCCTGCAGGGTGGTGATGCGGCCGGAGAGGGTCTCGCTCTGGGTCTCCATGCTGCCGTAGTAGCGCCCGCCCTCTTCGGCTGCAGCCTGCAGCGCCTGCGTCAGCACGTCATAGGTGACGGTCATGTTCTGGACTTCCTGCACCGATTTGCCGGTGTAGTCTGCCAAAACCTGATAGATATTGATGCCCGCAAATGCAAACTGCTTGATATCAACTGCCGATGCCTTGCCAACATTTGCAACCTGTTGGAGGTTTTGCGCCATACGGTTTAATTCATCGTCTCCGCCGCCGGTTGCTTTTATAGCATCGCCAAGCGCAAGAATTGTTTTTTGACTGTACTCTGCATTTTCACCTGCGCTCAAAAGATACTGATTGGCCGCAACAAGTGCGTCCGTGCTGAATGGCGTTCTTGCTGCATCTCGTTTGATGCTGGTGAGCATCGCGTTGGCTTTTTCGGCATCACCAAGCATATTTGTGAGCGCGGTTCTGTAAGTTTCGATTTGGGCGTTGTACTGCATACCGGTTTGCACAAACCCAACGGCCAGATCTTTAATTTTTCTTGCAGCGGTCTGTACAGCAGAAGCTAAGAGTTGTGCCTTTGTCATGGCAGAAGCCAATGAATTACCGGCGGTATCTGTCTTTTTACTAAAGCTATCCATATACTGCTGCGCAGTATTTAACCCTCTAGCCGTTGCATCCAACTGCTTTTGTGCGTCTGACAGCTTTTGCTTTAAGTCCTTGGTAGCTTTGGAATTTTCTCCGGTTTCTTTGCTGGATTTTTGATAAGCAGCAGTGAGATGCAAAACATCGCTATACAAACGGTTATAATCCTTTGTCATGCTGGCAACGGATGATTTAGTTTGTTCTTTTGCTTCCTCGATGCTCTGCTCGTAGTCAGAGGTATCCATGCCCAAACTTGCCATCAAGTGCATAACATTTAAGCCCGTACTTCACCACCTCCGTTCTGCTCTGCGGCTTTTTTACTGTCTGCAAGCGTCTTTTCCCAACACGCCTGCGCTTCTTCCAGTGTTGTTTCGTGTCGGCGCTGGGATAGTGGCTTATCGTACTCTGCCATGATCTCGCTGAAGGGCTTCTCCACCGGCTGACCAAGAGATACAGCACAAAGATAGAGCATATCAGCCGTGTACAGCTGGTATGCTCTTGTGCGCTGCTGTTCCCGCATCTCGCTGATTACGAACCAGACGAAATACTTTAAGCCGTAGGCGCGGAGATGCTGGAGGTCGGCTCGGCAGACGTAGTGCCAAAACTCAGGCCGTTCAAGTCTGCCAGAGAGGACAAAAAATCCTGCACGTCTTTCTGCATCACGGACTTGGTAAGTGCAGTAAACGCCTTGGGCAGGGTGTCTTTTTCGCCCTCTTCCAGCGTGTACAGCTGGTGCAGGGCGTTCACGGTGCGCTCAGGGTCAAGTTTCATCAGAGGCTTGACAAAGTCCAGCGCAGCAAGCGCAAACTCTCTGGGGGTCAGCTTTTTCTTGCTGCCTTCACTGTTCTGCGGCTCTGCACCCAGCATCTTCAGGGCGTTTGTAACAATGGTCTCCCGGGCTGCCTTGGTCTCCGGGTTGTTCACGTTGTCCTTTGCATCCATAACCATGCGCGTGATGCCGTCCACCGCATCATACAGCTTGGGCAGCGCTTCCACGGGGTCAAGATTGATGGTAAGGATCATTTATTCTGCCTCCTTGACGTAGAACTCCATAGGCACCTTGCTGGTGTCGGTCATGTCGTAGTGACCCTTCAAGCTCAGGCTGATGTTGCCCTTTCCGTCCTTGGTGGTTTTCAGCTCGATGCCGCCATCGCTCACAGCCTTCATCAGCTTAACCGCGGCATAACCGCCGCCGATCAGGTTGCCATGCCACCAGATGTCCTGGAAGTCCTCGTCCTTGTAGTCTTCGCGCACGGTGATCTTGTTGGTTTCAACGTCCGCAGCGCCCAGCTCCAGCTTGATGGTGTCGGCGCTCACGGTCATGCAGGTGGTGGACATACCGCAATCCCAGCTGGTGATGTGCTTGAGCTGGTAGGTGTTCTCGGGCACTTCGTCCAGATCCTCGCCCAGATCAATGGTGTTGGGCTTGCAGGAAATGGTGATGCCGCCGGAGGTCAGGCAGATAAGATCTTCTGCAGCAATGGGGGTTGTACCCGCCGGGTCAAACTTTTTGAGCAGCGCACCCGCCTGAAACTGAAGTTTTTTGAAAGCATCTGCCGAAATGGCGTGATACATTTTGTTCATGCGTTATCCTTTCTCACACCACAAAGGATGTGACGTCAAAAGTAAGGTATGTGCACAGGTATTTTTCCGGTGTGTTGTCCATAGACTGCGCCCACGGGTTGCCTGCGCATAAAAGGATCGCGCCGCCCTCGCACTCGATGGTAAGCCCATCGCCAAGGGCAGCGCGGATCTCATCTGTTTTGCGGATGATGGACAGCTTTCCGCCGTCCACCGGATACCAAAGCCGCGCGTGGAAGGTGCTGCTCTCGTCAAATCCTTTGGGAATGACCGGCAGCACTGTGATATAGGGCAAGGAAGCGCCCTGCGGCACAAAATCCTCCGGGTACACAGGAATATCAAACAGCAAAAAAAAGCTGTTCAGCGCCGTTGTAATGGCTTCTGCTGTGCCCATCAGGTCAACACCACCTTTTTGCACTGGACAACTGCAAGGTTCATCCCGCTTTCCGCCGGAGACAGCTTGTCTGCGCTGGCAGATGTGACCTCGAATACCTGCGCGTCCTCCAACCGCTTGATGCGGTCGAAGGGGGCGAGTTGAACGCCCTTGTCAACGTAGATCGAATAGGTGGAAGCGGTGCCCTGCTGCTCGGCCTGCTGTGCCTCAATGGTGGTGTCGTGGCGTTCTACGCCCTCGAATTCCAGCCCCGGCACCCATGTGGTGGTGGAGCCGAACAGCCCATCAGAAACGAGCTTTTTTTCCAGAAAGCAGAATTTCCGGCTGAAACCGTCCATGACGGTGTTCCGGACAAAGTCGTTGACTGCCATTACAGTTTCCTCCATTGGTTGATCTCCTTGCGGTACCGGGTCAGACCATCCGCAGGGAGTCCGTCGGATCCGGTCGCCATGGACCCGGACCACCCATTGAACGACTGCGACACATACATACCGCCGGAGGGGAGTCTTGCGTCGTAGTCGGTGATCTTCTGGGCAAGCACCACAAAGGCAGGCGGAACCCGCATGGGCTGCACCGTCCCGTTGAACGTCTCGGCGGTGAGGTCTCCGTCTCCGGCCATGTGCACGCCATCATTGAAGATGGAGCCGCACACAAGGAAATACTGCCCCGGCACCACCCCGGCGGGCACGGTGTCCGGCTCAAAGGCAAACTCGCCTGCAATGGGGTCGTCTGCCCGGTCAAAGAAATTGTGCGTGTAGGCGCACAGCTCAGGGACGGTCATGCAAAGTCACCCCCTTGCAGGTTAGACCGATTCACCCGGGGTAATGGTCTCGACAGCGATACCGTCCAGATACTCAGCAAACAGGGTCACGCCCATAATGGCGTAGCTCTCGGAGGTTGCGGTGCTGTAGTTTGCCTGAGTGTGGAAGCCGATGAGGTTGCTTGCCTCGCCTGCGGTCCTGTAGACCAGACCTGCGCGGGCAAACTCGCTATCCGCAGGATCCACATAGTACATGACGATGTTGTCTACCGGGGTGGCAATAACCTTTCCCTTCGCGATCTCACTGTCGGACAGCAGGAAGATGGTGTTGTAACCCATGAAGTCCTTGATGTACTGGAAGCCGAACTGGTTCTGCACGGTGATATTGGCATTGCCCAGATAGTCGTACACGTCCATCACGTTGACAAAGCCAACAACGCCGGTCACGGTGCGATGCATGGTCTTGAACTTGTTCTCGACCGCGCCCTTGGCATGTGCCAGCGCCATCTGGAAGGTCTTGGGAGTGCCCTTCAGGGTGCCGGTGTTCAGGAACTTGTAGAACTTATCCGTTACCAGAGCGGTCAGGTCGTACAGGAACTCATCATCGGTCTTCTGCACGGCGACATCGTAGCCGTAATTCTGGATTGCCTCAAGGGTGACAGACTTGCCGTACTTGTCGATGGTGATCTTGCCGTACTCCTTCTCCTTGACGGTGTACTTGCTGAACGGGATCTCTTCGCCCTCGCCCACGGTGCCGCTCTGCAGGGTGCCCTGTGCATACTTGCTCTTGAGCACGGTGCCAGGCTGCATCCGGATGGGGCGCATGATGCCCAGAATGGTGCGCAGATGGTCCCAGTTGCGCTGGAAGCGGGTCACAAAGTCGATTTCACGCGCGGCTACGGTGATATCGGTGGTCATGGTGATACCTTCTTTTGCTGCCATATGTTATTCCTTTCCGCCGCCTGTAAACAGGTCGGCATTTGCAGCAATCGCGGCCTGGCGTTCGCCAGCGTCCTTGATTGCAAAAATTTGGTCTTTGGTCATTTTGGAGCCGGTGTTGGTGGGCGGGTTGTCCACCTTCGCGCCGGTGGTCGTGGTCGTAGCCACAAAGTCGCCCCAATCAGCTTTCAGGCTGTCGGTGTGCTTCTTGGCATCCTTGACCTCGCCCTTTTCGTCCAGCTCCAGCTTGTCAATGTCCTCGCCGGACAGCCGCACAACGCGGTCTGCATACTTGTCCAGCACCCCGGCGGTCTTCAGCAGCTCCCGGAATTTGGCTTCCTTGGCTGCGTGGGTGTCCTTCTTGGTCTGCTGGGCCTTGTAGTCGGTCAGCGCCTTTTCAGCGGCCTGCTTGCCGCCGTTGGCCTCGTCCCGCTCTTTCTCGGCCTGTGTGCGGGCTGTTTTTTCTGCATCCAGCTGGTCTTTGAGATCGTCCGTCTCCTTGTGCAGGGCGTCCAGAATGGCTTTCGCCTTGTCATCGTTGGAGGTTTCGGTGTTCTCCAGAATCGTGCGGATGTCAGCTCTTTTGAGTGCCATGTGATAGTCCTTTCTGCCCATGCTCGGGCTGGCGTGCTCGCCATCGGATTTGTGAATTGCCTACGTTTTGTAGGCGGTTGCCGGACGTGCTGCCGGTGTGGTGCCGCTTGCAGGAATCGAACCCGCGTCCGCTGGTTACAAATCAGCAGCTCTGCCATTGAGCGAAAACGGCATAAAAAAGCGGCTGACGCTGTGCGCCAACCGCTGAGATATTAGGTTTTACGGTTTGACTTCCACGCTCGGCAAAACGTCAGTGTGGAAATAGAGTTTATAGTGGTACGGGTCGGTATGGGTGCCGGTAATGTCCTCCACCACATACATGGTGTAGCTGTTGAGGTAGATGTAATTTTTGCGATAGGTGTCCGGGCCGATTTTTACAGTGCAGACCAACTCGTTGTCCGAGTTGTTGGAAATGGACATATAGCCCTCGGCTTCCATGATGACCTTATCCGTGCGGGCGTTGTAGACGGTGATCTTGCGCTCGCTCTCGAAATAGTCTGCCTGCTTTGAGATGTTGGCGTTCGCCTTGTCAGCCTCAGAGCATCCGCACAGAAGCAACACAGCCAAAAGCGTGATTGCTGCAAAAATCTTTCTCATAGTCATTCTCCCTTCTCTGCTTCTTCCACGGCGATCTGCCGCAGTTCGTCAATGTGGTCCTCCACCGCAGGGCGCAGGAACGGGCGTGGAGCCATACCACGGGTAAAGTGCCATTTGCCGTTGAAGTCTTTCCAGACCCACGGCGTTTTGCGTCCGTTGCCCTTCTCGGCAAAGATGCCCGTGCCCAGCTCCACATACACGCTGTAAAACAGGTTACTGCCGATGGTCACGGTCTTTTGTGCCGCAGATACAACGTAGGTAAGGGATGCTTTCAGCGCACCGCCCACGTAGCCCTCTATGCCGGTGCTGTCCTCCGTGCCAGTCGGCACAAGCAGCTGTGCGTAGTCCTGCACCTTCATGCCCCAGATGGTCAGCACCCGCTCTGCCCATGAGTCCAGCGCCTCATGCAGCTGCGGGGTGTTGTCGGTGAATTTGATGTCGTAGTTAAAGTTCACGGTTCATCCCTCGGTTCTCGCTTTTTCTTTAAGATACGACCGCACTCGGGGCAGAAATTCAGCTGTCCGGCACGATGCGTTACCGTACCGCACACGCCTGCGCCTTTCCTGTGCGTTTTTGTGATAAGACTGACTTGAAACGTGGTGTAAAGGCCGTTCTCTCCTTTGGGGGAATTTTTCTTCCACCACGCAAGCCTCTCGCAAAATTTGCAAGGTTTCTTCTCATCCATGCTTTGCAACCTCCTTTTTTCTCTTGCGTTCTTCCGCCCACCACATCTGTTCTTTCTCTTTGCCGCCCTTGGATTTATACCACTCGGTGTAGTCCATGACGGGCGTGGTCTCTTTGGTCACATTGTCCCGCTGCATGGCGTTCTGCCGGGGGTACTTACCCAGCGCAGAGGACAGCACACAGCGGCAGTGGTAAACCATCTCCGGGGCCGCGTTGGGGTCTCCGGGCCGCTGAATCTCGTAACCCATGACCTTGAACGGCTCGTCAAGCTCTGCCGTCTGCTGGTCAAGCAGGCGGTGCATTTCACGGGTGCGGTAGTCGTGGGTGGAGTTCCACCGCTTTTTGACCTCGATGCCCAAAGCCTGGGCGTTGCGCATTTGCTGCAATGCCCCGGCGTTCTGAGCGCCTGTGAGCGCCGTGATGGCGTTGTTCATGGCCCAGTGGATCTCTGTGTCTGCCATGCCGTTTACGGCCTGCACGGCGATGTCGTGGACGCTCTTGCCCTGCACGATGCCCTGCATGACGTAGCGGTTGAACACCCGGGCATCATAGGTGCGGTTGCTCTCGCTCTTGATACGTTTGTTGGGCACCAGCTTGGGGTTCTCCTTCAGCAGCATCTTGACTGCCTCGGTGTTGTACAGGGTCAGCCCGAACGTCACGCCTGCAGCCTGTTCCAGCTCGTAGAACGCCCAGTTTGCGCCAAAGGAAAAGATGTTGTATTGCTCGTCCCGGGCCAGCTTGTAGGCCGTCTGCTGTGCTGTGGTACAGGTCTGGGTGATGCCATCCAGCTTGGACCGCATCAAATCAGATTGAAAGACCTGATTTTGCAGCCAGATGCAGTAATCCTCTTCGGTGATCTCGCCCGCATCCAGCTGTGCCCGCTTGCGCTCGTCCAACGCTCGGTACTTTCCAAGAAACTCGGTGAGCTGCTCGGTCATTTCCCGGCGGGCTGTGCCGTATACCCGCAAAATGCGGCGGCGCAGGCGGTTCAGCTGCCGGGTGGTGATGCGGTCAAGATCTGTTTTCTTCATGGCTGTTCAGATACTCCACAATAGCACGCTCCCGGGCGGACAGTTCCCATTTTATGGCCGCAGCCCTTTCAGCCGCAGCCCTTTCAGCCGCAGCCCTTTCAGCCGCAGCACAATCAGCCGCAGCACAATCAGACAGCAGCAGACCTGAACCAAAAATCGTTTTCCCCGTGGAGCGTTGTGAATCCAGCGCATAAATTGGAGCGCAGTCCTTTTTATGAATTTTGAAATCCACACCGTAATGGCTGTATCGTTGTAGCATTGCAGCCGTTACAATATTATCCGGGTATGTATACTTTGGCAGCTGTACTGTTTTGGTGCGTCTAAGGCGTTCTACCTCATCGTTTACCAGCTTCGTAAGGCGAGGTTCTGTTTGCGCTATGATGTCCCCGCCGTAGCTGGTCACAAAACTTGTTCTGACGATTGCACCGTTTTCGTACTCGATACTACAGTCGCAAATGATATGGTTCATCCGCATATTATTTGCTCTTCCAGAAAACGCTGTCAAAGATGGAGCGAATAGGAAGAACGGAATGCCACGATCGAGATAGAACCCGCAGATTCGGGACAGGATTGAAAACGGTGGGTTGTCCAGAACAACGGCACCCTCCGGGTAGTCGAAATTCTCATAATCGCCGCCGGGATAAAATGGACGCACAATTTTGGCCGGGTCGATGCCGTACTCCTTGCAGGCCCAGTCCCGGATAACAGCGTATACGCTAGGCGGTGTATAGCAGTCGTCAGTAGTCTTTTTCGGCTTGAACTTCTCCACGAACTCTTCATAGGTTTCATTCGCTGCCATTGTTTTCCTCCTCCTCGTCCACGGTCTCCCGCTCTGCACTCTCAGCCATCAGCGCCGCCCGAGCCTTTTCCTTTTGCTCCGGGGTCAGGTTTGGCAGTAGGTCAATGGCCATGTCCTGCCCAATGATCGCCGCCTCGGAGATTACTGTGCTGACCTGCTCTGCGGTGTTTACGATCCGGCTCCGGTTGAATGTCGGCGTTGCGCTGCCAAAGCCAGCCAGCGCACAGATCTGACGAACAAAAGGTTTGATCTGAGCCTCGAAGTCGTCTGCGTTCTGGTTCATGGGTTCATAGGCTGCATCCAGATGGTCGTTGGTGCTGTTTGCGCTGACACAATGCACGTCCAGACCGCCGAAATCCTCATAGACCCGGGTGTGCAGCAGCTCTAGCAGGGTCTGCCGGGCAGTCACCGGCACTTCGCTGGTGTATGGGGTGATCTTGCCGCCCTCGCTGGTGTCCGCACCGGCGATGTGGTAGAGGTTCAGCTTCGCAAGGAACTCCTGCAGTTCATCATCGGTCATTCCGTTGAAGTTTTCGCACAGCCAGTAAATCTGTGCGCAATCCTGCAAGTCGCTGCAGAAGCCGGACGTCACCAGATCGGTGTTGTCGATGTAGGCTTTCAGGCCTACGAGGGTGCTTTGATGCAGGTCGGATCCCCACAGCGGTACCACAGGCAGAGTGCTGTAGTTTTCCCCCTCCACGCTTTCCAGCCCGCCGCCGGGGGTGGAGACGGTCACGCTCTTGTATGCCTGCTTCGGGGCCGTCTCCTGCATAGTGCTGCCGATCCTGCTTTCCGTGTACTCGGTGTAACCGTCCTCTTCGTACAGGACATAGTGCATATCCGTGTCAGGATTCAGCCGCCAGAACCGCACCCCGGCCCGCATGGAGCCGGAGGTCTCATCGTACAGGGGCGCAAACTCGGTCAGCTTGAACACCACCAGATGGTCGTTGTTCCAGAAGCCAAAGCTCTCACCGTGGATTAGGGCAAAGTATCCGGCTTTCTGGATCTGCTCGTCAAATTCAGCCCCCAGTTTTCCTTTGTCCACGTCCTTATCCGCAAAGGTGACGCCGTTTCCCAGGGAGTAGGTGGCACGCTGCTTGTTGAGCCGCCGGAACAGATTGCTCTTGACCATATCGGGCCGTGGAACATCCTGCCGCGTGTTCTTGGAAAGGCGCTTCAGCATAAAGGCGTAGGCTTGGGAAAAGCGTTCCGCGCCCGGGTTTTTCTGAGCGTCGTACAGGTCAGCGTCCAGCGCCATCCTGTAAGGGCCGGAAGCACAGTGCTGCTGCACGAACCGCCGGACAAAATCAGCCTGTTCCCCGGCGGCTTGCGCCTGCTGAAAGGTCTGGAATGTGTATACAGTGCTCAAAATCAATCCCTCAGTTTCACAAGGCGCTTCGTGCGCACAAAATATCGGATAGCGTCCATACAGTGGTCGTTGACCTTCAGCACGGCGTCGTCTTTATCTGGGTCCCAAGCGTACACGCCGAACTCTTCCAGCGTGTGCTTGCAGTCTTTGTATATCTTCAGCCGCCCGGTCTGCAGCATGGTCTGCACGTCCAGAATGCCGCTCAGAACGTCGTTGTTTGCGGGGGTCTGTGTAAAGCCATTCTTGCGCAGCTCAGTGATCAGTGGCAGGGCCGAGGGGTCTACGATGACCCGCTCCGGTTTCAGGCCGTCCAGCCACGCTTTGAGATCTGTGACGTACTCGCCCACGGTCTTTTGCCGCTTCTGCTCTCGCCCGCTGTAGTAATACTCCCGGGTGACGATCCAGCAGTCTGCATCTGCCTGCTTCTGGAGCAGCAAAAAGACCGTTGCGTTCTGGGTGCCAAAGTCACACGCCACATAGGCGCTTTTGGGGGACAGTTCCGGCAGCTCATCAACGACATGCTTTTTTCGGTCGAACATGTCATATACAAGGCCCTCTGCCACCGTCCACAGGCCCAGAATGTAGCGCTGATAGAAAACCCCGCTGTACTGGCTGCGGTATCTAGCCTTGATGTCCTCGGAGAGTGACAGGTTGTCGTCCATCGTAAAGTGGAGGTACATCATCTTGCGGGAACGGCATTTCCGCACCCACTCGAGATAAAACCAATGCTGTGGGCTGCCCGGGTTGCAGTTGAACCAGAATTTTGACCCGGTGACGGAACAGCGGGCAGTGGCCTGATTGACAAAGCTCTGCGGCATCAGGGCCACCTCGTCAAAGAATGCCCCAGCCAGAGTGATGCCCTGGATCAGGTCTTGGCTGCTCTCGTCTTTGCCGCCGAAAAAGTAAAACTCGTTGGATTTGCCGCCTTTGCTGACGGTCATGAAATTTTCTGCCCGATGCTCTTTGACATTGTAGCCACGGGCTGCAAGCTGCTGCTTGAGCGTGCCAAGCACATTGCGTCGGAAGCTGGCAATGGTCTTGCCGCACATGGCAAACTGCTGGCCGCTGTAGCAGGTCATAGCCCACTGGACAAAGGAAAAGCTCATGGCAAAGGTCTTGCCCGAGCGGATAGCACCATCGGCAATGATGCCGTTGTAGCCGCTGTATGCGCTCTGCGGTGTCCACCAGCTCAAGACTTGCTTTTGCCGCTGGCTGAGGGCTTTCCAGCGAAAACCGTTACTTTTCCGCATGGTCGTCCTCTTCCTCTGGCAGCATACTCACGTCATCCGGGGGGCTTATGTCTGCGGCAGCGCTCAGAGCCTCAAGCAGGCCATCGTCTGGGGTCTCCGTATCGCTCTGGCCGTCTAGCACGGCAAACTTGTCCACGATGGTGCCAAACGCTGTGGACAGCTGCGGCAACGTCGCCTCTGCTATCTTGTCCGGGTCCGCCATCGCTTTCAGGTACATTCCGAGGAGCTCTTGGGCCTCGTTCCGTTTGCTTTCCAGATAAGAAAGCATATCCCGGGCGTTGCCCTCTCTTTTTTCATCGCACAGTCTCGCACAGTCCGGATTTTCCTTTACGATCTTCCGCACGGTACTCTCTGCGACATCGTTCAGCTTGGCGGTCTGCACATAGTTCTGCAGCATCACATAGTCAGCAATGATCTTCTTTTTCTGCCTGTCTGTCAGCCGCTTCGCACCCACCGACACCACCTCTCTAAACTCCTGCAAAAGAAAAACCGCCCGGAAACCCGAACGGTCAAAATGTTAAAATAAGCAGCGCCCCGCATTCAGTTGCGTTGGACAGGCGTCAAACGGTGGGCGCTGCTGTGTCCGGAACGTACGCCGCCAGACACCCGGCGTGCTGCGCGGCCCCCTCACAGGGCACGCAGATGGCATTCCCGACAGGGACCGAGCCTGCATCCTCTGGTTTTGGAGACCAGCGCTCTACCAATTGAGCTACGGGAGTATAAAAGCCGCCCTTGGAATCGAACCAGCCGTGTCTACACGCACGCGCCGCGCTCCAAACTGCGCTCAGGCGGCCATATAAAAACAGCTCCGGTTCGCCGCCGGGGCTGTTGGTTGGCGCACATCCTGTCAGGAAAGCTACACCTTGGCAAGGATTCCAAGGCCTTTTCTCGGCACGGGAGGTTGCACGTGCGGCCTTGCGGGTTGTCTAGTCCATGCGCCATACGGTGCGATACGGCGGAATCGAACCGCCTCCTGTCTCTCATGAGCGGCAGGCTGCCTTTGTGTCAGTGTATCGCATAGAAGCAGCCCGCGAAACGTGAAGAGAGAGCAAAGCCCAGTGCCTGCAAGCAGAAAAGGAGGAAAATGCCAAGAAGGGACACGTTTCGGAGGCTGCATGCATCGGTTTGCCTTTTGGCTTTTCCGATGATACAATTTTACACCATGCGATAGTGAAACCGCAATGTAATGACAGTGCAATGTTTTTAAAGGCTCAGCTCCTCCATTGCTTTGCGCCGCAAGACATAGACCATGCGCAAAGAGTAATTCATATCTTTTGCGACCCTGTCCCACGTGAGGCAATCGAGATAGTACTTGTACAGCACCGTGTATGCTTTTTCGTTCTGGATCCGGGCGAGCGCGTTTCTGATCTCGAGGAACAGCCTGTCGCAGACCGCTCTTTGCTCATAAGCGCGGCGCTCCGCTTCCTCCTCACGTTCCACCGCCCGGGCAAGGCTCTGGCCATCTTTGCTGCCGCCGGGGGCCGCGCTGAGGCTCTGGGTAATGTGCCGAGTGGCCTCCTGTGCTTCGGCCAGCCGGTCAGACAGCAAGTAGTATCTTTTCTCTGCTTCGCGGTAGCGGTTCAGCCACGCCTTAACGGTGCAGTAATCGGTTCTGTCCGGCTTTGGTGCATCACTTTCAGGTGTCCGTGTGCGGATCATTGGCTTTCCTCCTCAAACGTGCATTTTACGGCTAGACTACCGATTTCGTAAACGACAACGTTCTTGATTTTATCGGCGATACCCGGCGCAACCAGAAGATGAACAGTTCCATCTTCGGTCATGTTTGCTTGAATCCAAATTTCCCCGATCATGTCTTATCCTCCATTTCTTCGATCAAAATTTCAGCTCTTGGGTTTTTCTTGTCATAATCCACCCTGCTTCCATCGTGGGCGGCAACGATCTTGCTGTTGTCGTCCTCCAGCACCCGGGCTTTTACCAGGATGTCCGTGGTCGCCTCGATGAGGTTTGCCAGATCGACCCGGCGGGCGGTCTTCATGTAGTACACGCACCGCACGTTTACACGGGAAGAAATGGGGCTGCGCGGCCTGTTGATTTGCCGCAGGCAGTCCGTCTCATAATCCACATAAACCTTGCTGGGGGCCACGAATGGGGCTCCAGAGCGTGTGCGGAGGATCCGGGCGGAGTTTTTCTTGGTGCGCGGGTCGCCGTAGAGGGTCAGGTGCATTTTTTTCGTTCCTCGCTGTTCCACTGCTTGAGTGTTGGTGCGTAATGCCCGCACATCAAACAACAAAGTTCAGTCCCCTGGGCCGACAGCACTGTGAGCTTCGGATTAACCGACTTGATTTTCTTTCCCCATGCAAGAAGTCCACTCCCGCACTTTGGGCAAGGAAGAACAGTGTATGATTTTTTTATCACTTCACATCCTCCATCAGATCATCAATTCCCATCTCCGTGAGGGCTGCGTCTAGCTTTATATTGGCGGACTCAGATTTTTCGTCGCTGAGAATCTTCCTGCACCATTCAGGCCGGATGCTCAAAAGGACTGCTTTCATTTTTTCATCATCCCATCCATTGCCAGCTGCTCGCACTGCTTTTCAGCTTCTCTGCGCTGCTGGTCATACTCAAACAGCATATCTGCGTACTCATTGCCCACCCGGCGGATGGCCGTTTCCAGCATCTCCGTCACAAGGTCGTGGTACTTGTCTGCGCCCTTGCGGCTGTTCTTGGCAGCTTCCCGGGCTTCCCACAGGTCGTTGAGTTTGTCCCGCCTGTCAGCGGCGATCTCGCCATAGCCGTAGGCATCCTGGATCTGCTCCATGCTTTCCCAGCCTTCCAGCTCAGCAAAAGGGTCAGCTTCAGCCTTTGCCATGCTGCGGGATTTGGTCTTTTTCTTGACGTACCGGGTCAGACCGTCCTGCAGCACGGCGCGGGCATCGTCCATCGCCTTACGGATGGCCTTGACTTCCCGCTCTTTCTTGAGCTGATCCGGCTGGTTTGCCCATTCAGTCATCAGCTCGGATTTCGTTTTCGGTTTCATGTTCTTCCTCCGTTCTCACAGCTTCCCGAATGCGCAGTCTGGCAAGCTCAGTTTTCGCATACCACAGTTGCCAGTTGCCAAACCATCCCTTGTAGAGCAGTTTCCCGCCGTAATAAACAAGTTCCTGCTCCATCAGATGATCGAGCGAAACGATATACTGTCCGGGCTTGTACTTCTTCGTCTGTGCCGTCTGTACCGTTTTCATTTTTTACCCCCATTGTTCGGCCATTGCTTTTGCAACGCCCGGCGCGGTTTTGCTTCTGGCTTTTGCCCGGCCCTCTTGGCCGTTGTGCGTGTTGCGTATGCCTTCGCACCAGCTAATTTTCTTGGGATTTTTCCCAGTTGAGACGTACACGGGCTCTGGTGGTGAAAAGTTGTTTTTCCGTTCCAGAGGCGGCAAGTTTTTCAGCCAAAGGCAAGTGCGCTTCGTGTGATAATTTTCCTCGTCAGATTCATTCTCTGCGAAATAGTACGGGTGAATGATCTGGTCAGCTTTTCTGTATGCAGTGTTCATGATACCCACTGGATTTTCCACCGCAATGTGCGGAACGTCTGCCAACATGAATTGCATAAAGAAAATTGCAGCTTCCACGCGCTTTGCCCATCGCGCTACAACTTTTTCAGCTGGCGTTACTCGCAAACTGTACGCTCTTGTCGCCGCGTTGGAAAGATAAGTGCACGGCGGGTGTGCAATGAGCAAGTCCCACTTGCCAACGTCATGCGTTACGCCGTCCATGGTCACGACCTGCCCCCCTAATGGCCTTGAGCGCATCCCCAAGAATGTGCCACTCGGGATGCCCGCCGGACGGCTCCTGAATATCGCAGGAGTAGGCTTCATGCCCTTTTGCCCGGAACGCCTTGCACACTTCCTGCGATTCCTCACAGGCAATCAGAACTTTCACCGTTTTCTTCCTCCCATCCATCCCTCTTTGTTGAAATCGTTGCGGTTGATGCGCTCTGCGGCGTGCTGGGCGTTGGTGTAGATCAATTCTGCCTTGTGCTGCGTTCTCCACTCTGCAAAGCGCGGGCAGGTGTCGTGGCAGGCCGTGTGCCGCTCCGGGCAGTCCTTACATGTCTGGTTCGTCATGGGGATTCGACCTCCATTCTCTTGGCCTGAATATCCGTATACTCTGGGTAGTGGTCGCCCGCCATCTGGCAGGCCCTGAATTCTGCCGCCTGCGGACTGGATGCCGTCATGCGGTAGGTGAGTGCTGCATCTCCAACCGGGCCGCTGCACTCAAGGATCACCTTGTATCGGGGCATTCTCTTCCTCCTTTTTTCGCTTCTCGAGCCACTTCATGGTGCGGTCCGGTGCGTCCCTCATGAAATCCACGGCCTTCTCGGCTTCCTCCGGCGGGCGGGAAACGTACCGAACCGGGTTGCGCTGGAACGCAGGGGCTTTTTGCCGCTCCTTGTCCCGCGAGATCCAGCAGGATGCAGCTGCCTTCCAGCTCTTCATGGGGTTCTTACCCACCTTCCACCCGTTGGATTCGTAAAAATCCAGGAACCTCTGGGCCTGCTCTGTCGTGCCGCCTTTTTCGGTAAAGTACGCCTTGACCTCCACAGCATCCGGCGGATGGAAACGGTTCGATTTTGCTGGGGAGGGGGTAGTAGACGCGTCAGCGTCTCCATCTCTCTCTAATACGTCAGTATTAGATTTGTACTTTGTACTTTGTACTTTGTACTTTGGTGCCCCATGGGTTTCGTTGGGTTTCTCAGAAAACCCATGGGTTTCGTTGGGTTTCTCAGAAAACCCATGGGTTTCGTTGGGTTCTTTTGGCTTTTTCGGTCTGCCGCCTTTGCTGCCGTTCGTGTGCTGCGCGTCAATTTTGCGTTTATACGTTTTAATATTTTCGTTCATGAACGGGCGTAGTGCTTCAAATGCCATGCGCTCGATGGGTTGCAGCTCTTCCGGCTCCCGATTCAGCTCCACATACTGCCGCATCTGGGTGACCACGTTTTTGTACTGTTCCGGCGGGAGGATATCCAGAATGACGAACTTGTCAAACGGGATCATCAAAGCCTTTGGCCTTACTTCCTCTTCCATGCTCCACCTCCTTCCTTGCACGCCCGTAACGCCAGATAGCACAGCGCTTTGCCAGTTATCAGAACGGCAGGTCGCCGTCGTCGGTGATCTCGTCAAAGTCGTCCGGCTCGCCCTGCGCGTAACCGGCCTGCGGTGCGCTGTGAGAGGCGTTTGCCTGCTGTGCATAACTTTGCGTCTGCTGCTCAAAACTCCGTGCAGCGGACTTCCCCGCCGCCTTTGCGCCCGCAAAGCTCACATTGTTGGCCACGACCTCGAAAGCGGTGCGGTTGTTGCCGTTCTTGTCCTGATACTGGCGGGTCTGGATGCTGCCGTCGATGACGATCAGGCTGCCCTTCTGGAAATACTTACAGACGAACTCGGCAGTCTGCCGCCATGCGGCAATGTCAATAAAATCGGCCTTGCGTTCCTCGCCCTGACGGACATAGCTTCGGTCGCAGGCAATGCGGAAACGGCACACGCTGGTGCCCTGCGTGGTGGTCTTGAGTTCCGGGTCCGCCACAAGGCGGCCCATGATGGCTACAACGTTAAGCATGCATCAATCCTCCATCGGGGCTTCGTAAGATTCACAGTCAACATTTGCACCCATGAGGACCTCCGGGCACTCCGCGCGGGCAAAATAAGCGGCTGCGCGATACTTGAGCATCATCTCGGTCATCTTGGGCCAGAAGCTGTTGGGCTTGTCCCACCACCCGGAGTCCTTTGCCATTTTAACCGTGACCTTCGGCCCCTCGATTTTCTCACCGGTGACCTTGTCCACACCGATCAGGCGGCATCCCCAGTTGTCCTTGCCTTCCTCGCCCTCCATGCGGTAGCGGGTGCGACCGGCAAACTGTCCGGAATTATCAATCAGGGCTTTGCAGCTCTTGCCGCTCCAGGACGGATTACCCCGCACGACATACAGATTCTGCATGACGAAGGCCGGGTCCATGCCCATTCTGGCTGCCATATTGCAGGCAACGGCACAGGCAGCAACGTTGCCTTTATAGCTCTGCGGAACCATGCCGTCCGGAAGCTGAGCGTAGGCTTTCCCCATGCTGCAAGCAAGCTTCCAACTGCTGATTGCGGCGCTCGCGTTGGAATTCTGAATGGTGGTTTCTTCTGAAATTGCCTGGGGGATAGCATTTTCATGCACCTGCGCAGGCTGTTGCTGTTCGACAGTGATTAGTTTGGCAGCGGTATCAGGCATGGTGGATTTCCTCCTCTGTGAATTTGATTTGAATGATATTTGCAAAGCGCTTGATCGCATCCAGATCCGACTTTGTGCAGTGAAACACAATTTTGCGGTCGCGCGGCTCTTCGTGCTCGGTAAAGCTCATAAATTCGCCGTCATTGTATTCGTCAGGGTCAAAGTCGAACTTTTCCATGGGGTCTTTAAAGGACACAGACGGCTTTACAAGGTTTATCACATTCGGATTCTGCTGAGGCCCCTTGTAGTTGTCTGGCAAGCCATTGATGACTGCCTCATGCAGCAGGGTACGGTACTCATTCCCGTAACAAAAATCAATGCTTTCGTACGGTTCAGGCATGACCTCCGCGCCGCCCGCTGCGTGGATGATGTCAATATCGCACATCATCCTTCCGACCATCCTGTAAATGTTGTCAATCACGGCTCGGCTGAAAGTATCGTCCATGTGCCCTTTTTCGGCGAACGTCGTGAAAAAGGACACTGCGTGGTTGATCTCGCTTGCGAGGTCATTTCCGGCATTGATGAGCCGGAACGTCATGTGCTGCGGGCCGACATAGTAGTAAATACCCTCGGCCTTGTTGGAAAGGTCTTTGACGCGCTCCCTCTTGGTCATACGCTTCATGCGTTCTTTCTGCATAAATATTCACCTCGAATAGATCAGGTTGCCCAGGGCGTCCTTGACGTCGATCTGGCTGTATTCGCCGGTCTGGATCTGCTCATCTGCCCAGTGCTGGGCGTCCACGCTGGCCTTGACCGGCTCGCCCTCGAAGCATTGCACGTCAATGCTGCAGTGCTCTTTGCGGTGTCCGTAGCAATAGTAAAATGCCACGTCATGCATTGTAAAAACCTCCTGTTTGTGATATCTTTGTGGTGATGGAGGTCTGGAACCCCGTCACCTTGTGGTCTGTCCGTGCTGGTATCACGGGCAGGCTGCTTCTTTTTTACGCTTGCGACGCTGCGGCAGGCTGTCCACCTCGCTGCGGGGAATGCGTTCCCGCCGGATGGTGTACTTGACGTGTCGGCTTCCGTCGTGCAGCCAGTGGCTCACTGCGCTGGCGAAGCTGCCGGAGCTGGAATACCCCAGCCGTCGGGCGCACATTGCCGCCGTGCCGGATGCTACCAGATCTCCGGTCTTGGCATCCCAGACGGTGTACCACATGACATGGTGGACAGTGTCAGGCATACGTGATCTCCCCGGACTCCTCTTGCAGCATCTCACGCACGTTGTCCATTTCTTCGGCGCACATCTCCCAGACGTTTGCCCGTGCGGAGCATCCGGCCCGAACAACAATGTCGTCTGAGGATTCGGCTTCTCGCCTGCAGCGTTCGGCAAGCCGCGTGTAGGACTTGACTTTGCCCTCAACGTACTCTTTGGCCGTCATCATGCCCCACGCTCCTGATTCTCCGGGTATTCCTGGTTGCGGGCGTGGGTGCGGTTGATCTTGCCGTACTTTCGCCGCTTTGCGGCTCTCTCCCTGTCCTCTGCGGCAAAGCCCAGACGAGCCAGCAGAACAGCGGCCAAAATCAGCACCAGCGACACCGCAAACAGCGTGCCGGAGATATATCCGGTGGTCTGCGCGGTGCCCTCTGCGCCCATAGCTGTGCCCATTCCAACGCCGCCAAAAACGACAGCCAACCAGTAGTAAGTAGTAGATTTGAGTTTCATTCTTTCGGATCCTCCTTTGTGTAAACCTTTTCGAGCTTGTAAAAGTCCTTCACCCACGCCACAAATCCGGCACGAGAAATCAACGGAGCCGCATTGTCCGTGCCAACGGATGGCACCGCCCACTGGGGAAAGCTACCCGCCTGAATCATCGCCTTTAAATTTGGCTCACTCACCGAAATGTTGTTATCACGCATGATCTGGCAGCACTCTGCGATTCCCATGCTCGGCTTCATTATCGTCCACCTCCTTTTTTGTTCTCAGCTGCCGTTTCAGCCGGATATGCTCCAACCGCTCCGGCTGCCTTGCGTCCCAACGCTGCTCTAGCCAGCGCTTGTTGTAATGCTTCTTCACGGCTCAGCCTCCACAAACTCGCCATTTTTGAGGGTATAGTAAACGTTTTCTCTGATGGGCGTGCATACCAGCGTGGCAGCAATCAGCTTTGTCCTCATGGTAGGTCTTGCCCACTTCGTACTGCTTGCCACGGCACTGCATATTTTTGTCCATGGCCTTGTAGGCGATGATTTTTTCACTCATGGGCGGTGTCCTCCTCAAACGTCTGGTCGATAGCCTGCATGATGCTTGCAAGGCTTGCCAAAGTGCTGTATTTCTGCTTATAGGTCTGAGCATCCCGCCGGGCATCTGCCATCATCTGATTGCAGAGGTCTGGCTTTTGCAAAACCTCTTCCAGCGGCATATAGCAGCGGCCCTCATTCTCTTCCTCGGTAGCCTGCTCCGGCTCTTCATCCGCTTCCCGGATGCAATCAGCGGCTTTCAGCGGAAGGGAAGAAACTACCTTGACATTGACGTATGCCCGCACCGGCGGGCGCTCCTCGCGGATAATGCGCACCGCGCCGACCATCTGGCGGGCCTGCCCCTGCCGGTACTTCTCGGCGGCAACATCGTCCCGCCACTCGAAGTCCTCATGCAGCACCGATTCCTCCGGCCTTGCGCTGTCCACCACCGCCGCCGGGGTTAGTTTGCCGTCCCGCCTGCGGATTTCTTCAAACGCTTCATGCGCCTGTTCTGCGGTTGCGTGGTAGAACGCTGCTGTGCGCTCGTTTTTCCACGCATAACCTTTGACATTTTTCATATGCAACCTCCTGTTTTTGATTTTGGCATTCCATGCCAGCCGAAACACGGCAAAACATGCCTGAGCCGAACAGACCTCACCTAACCAGCCCATCCAGAAGCCACCCGAGCATGACGTACCTCAACTCGCCCCACCAGCCTTGCCATAATGCGCCCCACACAGACTTAACCCGCCTAACCGAACCAGCCAATCCAAACCCGGTCAAAACCTTCCGAAACTAGCCTGTCCATAACAGCCACGCCTTGACTTTCCAATCCTCGGCATTCCTAGCCCTGCCAGCCTAACCGGAGCCTTCCTCACTCCGCCGCTCCTAACCATGACTGCCGTACCTAGCCACACAACGCCGTAGCTCGCCTAACCGGCCCTGCCGAAGCTTAACATGCCAATGCCCGCCTTGGCTCGCCTAGCCAGCCAGATCAATCAAAGTTCTTGTTGACGTGGAACTTGCCGCAGCTGCCGCCCTTCTCAATGCGCCACTCGCCCAGGCCGCACATGTCGCCGCCCAGCTCGATCATGTTCAGGATACTGTCCAGGTCGATCATGCCGCTGCCGCTGTTGTACTCAATGCGCAGATCTGCGTACCAGTTGTAAAACTTCGGGCGGTAACGCAGGTCAGAGGTACCCATGCCGATTTTCACCTCGTCCTCTGCCATCTCAAACTTGGGCTTGCTTTCATCGAAGGTCTTGATCTCGATAAATTCCGGGTCATCGATGCCGAAAACGTGGAACAGACCGTTGCCGGTGACCTTGTTCTTCATCGCGCCAATGCGGTATGCTGCGGAAATGGCAGCAGCCTTGACGGCGCAGGCCGGGAAGCCAAAGCGAGCCGTCTTGCCGTACTGGTGCAGCAAATCTTCCGTCCAGTCGCTGTAATCAATGTCCGGCTTGCCATCCAGCCAGTAGAGAGCTTCGGCACACTCGCCCGCCGGGTTCTTGGCAACCTTGTCCTTTTTCAGCAGCTTCTTGCCCTGCTGGCCCTGCAGCATCTCCTTCTTGGCCTTCTCACTCCATGCATGCACCAGCAGGGGGCTGTCGCCCACAATGCGAATAGTGCACTCAGCCTTAATGATAGGCTTGACGCAGATAAACGTGGTCTCGTTAGTAGTAGCTTTTTTCATAATAGTAACCTCCAAAATAAGTTTGTATCCTTACGCCACGCCGTCCTGGTCGCGCTGCCGGGCGGCAAGCTCCATCTGCTCCACGCTCTGCCTGCGCTCCACGCTGGGCAGCATTCCCACGGCCTTGAGCTGCTCATAGATAAACCGCTGTCCGGCTTCCGTCCATACGGTGGTGTTCTTGGTGTCCCACTCGCCGGTGCTCTTGTGCTGGAACGGCGTGGATTTGCGGTTTTTGGTGTAGCCCTTGCCGCAATACTTGGCGTATAGCACCCACTGGCCGTCGCTGGTCTTGTACTGGATCTTCAGTCCGTGGAGGATGCTGTTGAGTTTCTCGGCGCTCAGGCCGTAATCCTTGGCAAGGCTGGTAGTGGTGCGGCAGTTCTTGCCCACGCACACCGCCCGGGCATACTCCGCATCCGGCTTCAGGTCGTTGTTCTCGGCCAGCAGGCTGCGGTTCACGCTTTGCAGCTCTTTCACTTTGCGGTCTGCAATAAGCACCGCACGGCGCATGACCGCTTCCGGGCTGTTCCACTGCGCCTCCACGGCCAAGAAATATTGCCGGGCCTGCTTGCCACGCTCGTTGCGCTGGATCATGCACAGCTCCTTCGCCATCGGGATGGTGAGCTGGTGGTCGGTGCGGGGTTTGCCTGCCAGACCGTCAGACCTATTACTCAAAAATGAGTAATAGTCCTCGCCCTCAGTGAAACCATACTCGGTCATACGGTTAAACCAATCGTTGTACCGGGTCGTGACTTCTAAGAAGTCGTGCAGCTCCCGGCCGCTCACCGTTGGGCGCTCCGGGTTGTCGTAGCTAATGGGGATGAGATTGTTTAATTCACTCATGCCGTTTTGTCCTCCTTTTCCTTGATGATCTCGCTGACGGCAGTTTCCATCTTTTCCCGAATGCCGGGAGGGTTGCGCTTGCTGTTCAAAATCAGTGAACAGTAGCTTCTCGAAAATCCAAGATGCTTTGCTACGTCGTCTACTGTAATCTGGTTGTTGTGCATCCGGCCAATCAGACGGCCAGTCCACGGTTCGGGCTTAATCATGGCTTGTCACCCATTTCAGAAGCATCGCCACAATCCAGATTGCGGTGGCCACGCCGAAAGAGAACTCCCAACCGATGAGCATGCAGATAAGCCACCAAAGGCCGGAAATGACGGACCACGAAAAGCCAAAAGCAACGACAATGAGCGCAATCGATGCAAGCGCAAGCAAAAATGTTTCAAAATCAGGCACTTGTATTCTCCTTTTCTTTTCCTTCCTCATCGTAGACCACAAGCTCGTTCAGTGTAACCTTGAAATACCTTGCGAGCTTGAGCAGCTGTGAAAGGCTGGGCCCGTAAATCGAGCGCTCCCACTTTCCGATTGCGCCGTTGCTCAGGCCCGCCGCCGCCTCCAGATCGGTGCGGCTCAGCCCGTGCAACTTGCAAAACTGGTCAATTTTTGATACATTCACTAGCAATTCTCCTTTCCGGGCTTGAAAATCACTAGAAAATATGCTACTATGTAGTTGCGAGGTACAAAGTGAATAAAATCTAGCGTCTGCCCGATATAATATTGTCAGGGGCTTTGGTTTTGTTTGCTCCTTACGCTCTCTATTATATAGCCTAATTTTCTAGTTGTCAATAGAAAATTAGGCTATTGGAGGAGTTTTTTATGCGTTCTTTGCCTGAGCTGGTAGAATTCATCCGTGTATCGTGCAAAAATCAAGGAAGCTCCATTACAAAAATGGAGAAAGATTTGAAATTTGCCAACGGAACAGTAGGAAAATGGGCTAATGGAAAGCGCTATCCGCCGAAAGATAAGCTACTGCTTGTGTCTGATTTTCTACGAATTTCTATTGAAGAGCTTATGGGCGAAGAACAAAAAGAAAAGCCCAGCACCCCGGAGGGCGTGGACTTGTCCAGCCTGTCTCCTGAAGACGCTGAGCTTGTAAGACGGATTCTTGGAGCTTCGGAAGCGAAAAAGAACGCTATCCGAGAACTTCTCTAATCCTTATTAAGAATAACGAGGACTTTCTGACGAAATGCAGGGTCACTCTTTAGCTTTTCGATGATTTTTCTGATTTCGTCCGGGCTGAATGAAGTGTCCTGCATTTTTGGTTCCTCCTTATAGTAAATATGTGTGAGGTGTTGCGGCATGTCACGGCGCGGAAAAGTTTCGGCTTACGATCAACGAGACCGCGAAAACAGGCGCTGGCTTAAGAAGGTAAAGAAAACTATCACGCCAAGCAAACGCACGCAGCGTGCGATTGCAAAAGCTATCATTTCTTCCGTTCCTTCTGGTTCTACAGTTCAACCGACTTACAAGGAAAGAACGCCGTACAAGCGAGCATCTGTAAAATGGAAAGACGCAAGGCCTACGCTTTTACAGTGGGCTGGTTGCTTTGCAATTGGTTTAATTTGCTTGTGTCCTATACTGAGCATCTGGAAGCCTTCTTTCGATATTTCGGAAATTTGTTTTTTGTTCATCGCTTTCTTCGCTTTCCCTTTTTTGGTCGCAGCAATTTGCGTTGTCGATTATAACAAAACCAAATACCGCTCTTATCATTCAGGAGACACCGCGGCTGCTTCAGATACTTTTAATTCCCCTGCGATGGAAAGCGTTGATAGGACTACCCCAGAAGAAGCAATAGCGGAAATTGACCGGATGAACGCCAAGATTTTCATGGATGAATTTCAAGATTCCTTGAATATCATGCAGAAAACGACTAACCCGGAAACTTTCTTTTCGAGGTACGATCTCGCTATGGAACGGTTGGACAACATGCTCGAACTGCAACAGAAAGGGATAAAATTCACCAGTGACCTTTCCTCTTTGAAAGCTCAAGCTCTCAGTCAGGAAACCACTGCCGACACCGTAAACGTCCTGATAGACAATGCCTATATAAAGCAGCTCCAAAAGCTTTCTACCCTTAAAACGGAACGCGGACGCACAAACTCGAATCAAAGGTGGTATGCATCCTTTGAGCCTTACTTTGACAAAATGCCTGTGCGTTCAAGAAGCTATCTGGATTTGAAGCTTGAAGAGCTAAAAGAGGTGTAAGCAATGGATTTATTCACTGCTTTTGCCTTTAATCAGGACGTAGAACCGCCTATCCCTCCAGAAGAGCGGCAGTATTATCAAGATCCGTCTTATTATAAAGACTATGCGCCGTCGATGTCTTTTGATGCCGTAAACGGCACATGCAAAGTCATTACTTTTCAGGAACGGAAAAAGATTTCTTACCCGTCAAAGCGTGGCCTTTACGTTGCGGAAATCAAGCTTTTGAGCTATTGCTCAAGCGGAAAGCTGTACCCGCATCCAAAGCACGGTTATCCGGGGCTCTGGTGGTACCAGTATGGCATCAAAAACGTTGGATCTCACTTGAAAACGCTTGAAGCTAGCGGCTTTATTCGGATGAACGATAAGCAAAAATACGAGCTTACAGAGCTTGGAAAACAAGAGCTAAAAGACAATGCTTATGTAACCGACTGCAAGGCAGCCGTTGCTCCACTTGGCCGTGGCTGTTGCCATTTGGACGTGTGGGAGATCAACCGCCGGATAGCAGGTGGCGATACAAGCCATTGGGAAGACATTGCCGCTCAAATTGAAGCCGAAATTGAGGCACACAACGATAATTTCAGAAAATCGCAAGAGGAACAGCGTAAGCGCTTGGGCCTGTAAGCCTGTTCACAACCACATTATAAAACCGCTGGTTGTTTCCGTCAATCCCCATTCGTGCACTGTTTTTAGTGAAAAAATCCACAAAAAAATGCGTATTTGCAAGATGCGCGCGACATGCACGTTGCTATTCGCGGTTGCAAGGCTGCTGCAAATTTTGCAGCAAGTCAGCAGCCAGCGCCCCGCCGGGCGTACCGGCTGCGTTACGCAGGGCTTGCACCTCCGGCAGGGCCTTATCTTGAATGTAAGCGCGAGCAAGGCGCTGCTGCTCCGGGGTCATATCCAAATAGCAGGCCAGCAGGGCACGGGCATGGGTGCGAAAGTGTGACAGCTTTTTCATAACTTATTCCTCCCAAGGTGCAGGGGTGCGTTCGGTGCCGGTCAGGATGCTGGCGGGCATTCCGTCGATGATGGTCGTTTCGGTTCCTTTACCGTTTCTTTGCTCAAAATCCATTTTGTTTTCCCCTTTCTTTTGTGCACGTCTACGATTTATAATCCAGATTTTACCATGCGCCGTTGGAAAACAAAATACGGATATTTTTTGTCGAATGGCGCAGAAAAAATCTGCGCCATTTTCTGTTAAAAACACGTTGGTTTTATGGGGGCGAAAGTATGAGTTATTTTACGGCGAGCCAAATCGGAAAAGCGCTTGCAAAAGCACGGGTATCTGCTGGCCTGAGTCAAGCGGAGATCGCAAGGCGCATCGAAAAAGGGGAGCGAACAGTGCAGAGCTGGGAAAAAGGCTGCACCAGCCCGGACAGCGACGAGATCATGGATTGGTGTACGGCCTGCGGGGCATCCCCCATCGCCGTGTTTATGGAGATGATCCACCCGGAGCTGTACGCGACACCCGATGACGGAAAGACCGACACAGAGCTGGACGCAAAGCTGTGCCGCTTTGTGGTAAACTTGCCACCGCTGACGAAACGACTGCTTCTTTTCGTGCTGAAGGGCAACCATGGCAGCAGCCCGCCCGCTGTGATCTCCGAGGTAGCCGCCAACCTGCACTGCCCACTCAACAACCGGGTCAGCGTGTGCGGAACTATCATCAACCAATACAACTTTGCCCAGAACATGGGCTTAGACCCCTGTCCGGACGACCCACAGCCGCCCATAGACGATTTGAAGGTAAATTACAAGGCCGGGCGTGAAGCTTCGGAAAAAGGCGCGCAGAGTTACATCGGGCGAAAAAAGGAGTAAGCTATGAAATGCGTAAGGCCATGTTGCCGGAAGGAGATCCCGGATGGTGCTTCTTTTTGTCCGTGGTGCGGGAAGAAACAGCCGGAAGCCGCCCCGCAGCAAAGAAAAAAGCGACGCCGTCCAAAGGGCAGCGGCAGCGTGTATAAACTGAGCGGGACGCGGGCAAGACCGTATGTTGCACTCACAGCCCGCAGGGATGTTCTGGGCACGTTTGAAACGGCAGGCGAAGCAGTACAAGCGCTGGACGCTTACAACGCCCAGAACACCCCCGCTGCGCTTCTGAAGTGCACCTTTGCGGATGCCTATGTCCAATGGAAAGCGCAGCCCAAATTTGACAAGCTTAGCACGGACATGCAAAAGGGGTACGAGCTGGCCTATGCAAAGGCTGCGCCGCTATACGACCGACAATTGCGGGACTTGAAAGCGGCAGATTATCAACAGGTCATTGACGCAATGGTGGAAAAGGGGCTTTCCCGCAGCTCCTGCGAAAAGCAGCGCACACTTTTCAGCCAGATCTGCGAGTGGGCAATGGCACAGGACATCATAAACAAAAATTATGCCATGCTGCTGCAGCTTCCGGCGGCTACAGGAAAAGCAGAGCGCACACTGACCGCCCAAGAGATCGAGCAGATCAGCAGCCGACAGAATGACCCAAGGCTTGGGCAAACGGCACAGATCGCCATGGTGCTGCTGTACACCGGTATGCGCATTGACGAGCTGCTTTCCATGCGCTGCGAGGATGTGCATCTGAAAGAGCGGTACATGCAGGGCGGCGAAAAGACCGAGGCAGGCAAAAACCGCATTATCCCCATCCTTGAGCCCATTTACAAGATCATTGCCTTTTGGATGCTTGACAGCGGATGCGAATGGCTGATTCCATCCAAGGCCGGCACAAAGCTGGATAAGCGCAACGTGGCTACAAAGTTCCGAGCGTTGATGCAGGAATGCCATATAGAGGGCGTGCATCCACACACGCTGCGCCACACGGCCAGTAGTAAGATGGTGGAGTGCGGCCTGGAAAAGACCGCCGTGCAGGCCATCTTGGGTCACAAAAATTTCTCCACCACGGCCAACAAGTACGTGTCCCACAATGACCCGGCTTATCTGTTGCAGGAAATGCAAAAAATGAAGTATTGATTTGTTGGATTGTTTGTTAGATTATCACACTCATTCAGGAGATTTTAAGGCGTTTCAAGCAAAAAGAAAAACGCACGAACGATTTGTTTTTATCGTTCGTGCGTTTATTTTTGGAGCTGGTGACAGGAGTTGAACCCGCAACCCACTGATTACAAATCAAATTTATTTTACGTTTTACTGTAAATAATTATTTATCTGTTGGCTTTCCGTTAGACTATATATCCCATGCCCAAACGTTGAAGCCTATGTGAAAATAGCACACTCTATGTCTTTTTACAAGTCGCTTATCTTTCGCATTACTAGCTCATACTCTTTCGGGTACACCAGCTTTATTGCCTTCATGTGCTCATCAAGCACTTCCATCAAGCCTCCAAAGGGCGCGGCGCTGGCCGCTTCCACGAACTCGCTTTGCGGATTTGCTTTTGTGGAGTATGCCGCCGCATAAGTCGCGGGCGGCAATGACTGGATCTGCGTTTCAGGCGCGTGCGCTTCTTCCAACTCGTCCCGCACAGTGCAGAGGGCGGCAAGTTTGTTGACACTCTGCCAGCTGGTTTCCTCGCACTTGAGCTTGCGGATGTGCTCATTGATCTCGTCAATATCCATACCTGCCGCCCCCTTTCTTATGCGTTGCGCAGGATGTCTGCCGCCCGCTTGTAGGCGTCACGCTCTGCACCGGTGGCTTCCTGCATCATGTCCTCGATGTCAGAAATCATGCGCTCACGTCCATCCGTGCGGGAGTAGTGACCGCGCACATAGTGACGGCCACGGTTGGCGTAGCTGTTTCCCCGGTTGTAACCGTTTCCGGCATCGTGGCCGAAAGTCCCGCGCATGTCAGCTTCCCACTCGCCTGTTCGGCTGTACTCTCCGCCCTCGCAGTAGTCCGCAATGCGGTGGATGTCCAGAATGATGTCCACGATCTCGCCGATCATCTCAACATCGCCAGGGGACCGGTTCTTTTTGTCGGTCAGCTCCATGAGCTCGTCGCACATCTCATCCTTCAGATGATTCAGTTTATCCAGCATGACTTTATCTCCTTTCTTATGCTACCCGCTCAACGATCAGGTTGCTGTTTGCAATGTTGACCGCCTGCGTGCCGGTGTTTTTAACCGCCACGGTCAAGCAGCAGCCTCGCGGCACCTCGATGAACGCAGCAACGAAAACGTTGAAGTAGTTTTCGACTGCAGCAGGTGTGACAATGGCGGTCGCGCTATTGAGTGCCTCACCGCCGACAGCCAGCGCCACGGAAACGGGCCCCACGGTGCCGCCGGTGGGAATGGCGATATTTCCGCCAAAGCTCACCTTGAAGCGGGCCCGGCACTGCCCGCTTGTTAGGCCGCGCAGCGTCACAAGGCCGCTGCCAGCACGGTGCACAATGCACGCAGGCGCTTTCGCCGCAGTCTCGGTGAGGGGAAGGTTCTGCCCAACTGCCACAGTCTGGGTTGCGACAGATGTAAATTCAGCCATTTTATCGGCTCCTTTCATAATAAAAACGCCGGGACTACTGCCCCGGCGCTCTGGTTTGCAAAATCAGCTCAGGGGCTGAACATTTTGATATGGGCATTTCCATTTTGGAAACAACCACTCAAAAAGCTGTCGTGATTCGGTTATGCGCAGCTGCCGCAGCCGGTCCCACAGCCATAGTAAATGGCGTTGGGGTTGGGCACCTGATACGCAGGCACGGGAGCTTTCTGCTGCAGAGTCCCGATGATCTGGTTGGTCTGCGCGTTCATCGCGGTGGTCAGGAACGCGCTCTGGCGATCCTGAGAAGCAGCCCGGCGCAGCTCGTTGTTCTCGCTCTGCAGGGTGGCGATCTTATCATTGGTCAGGAAGTCGAGCACCGCGCGGGTGTTGCTGTTCTGATTCTCGATGATGTCCCGGGTGTTGTTGTTCATGGTGTTCTGCGTTGCGCAGAAGCCCTGCTGCATCTGGTTCCGGGTGTCACACTCCTGCGTGGCCAGATTGTAGTTGACGCCCTGGATCGCGGTCTGGGTCTTGCAGCAGCAGTCTGCCAGCTGTGTAGCCAGAGCATTCTGACCCTGCATCAGCGCAACGTTGGTGCTGTTGAAGCCCTGCTGCATGGCGTTGGTGACACCGTTCAGGCCCTGCTGCACGCCGTTGAAGCCCTGAAGCATCCCGGTGTTCATGGCATAGAAGCCATCACACAGGCCGCTTTCCAGCCCGTTCAGCTTGTTCATAACGCTCTGGTTGTCGAAGCCGCGCTGCAGGTCTGCCTGTGTGACAGCGCTGGTCATATAAGGCGAAGCGCCGCCCATGCCGCCGCCCCAGCCAAAGCCGCCCATGCCGCCCCATCCGAACATGCCGAAAATCAGGAAGAGGACGATCCAACCCATCCAGTCGCCTCCCCAGCCGTTGAAGCCGTTGCTGTAACCGTTGGCGGGCTGTACCGGCATGGTCAGAACCGTGCTATCAGAAGAAAGAGACATAGTTTTACTCCTTTACGTTAGATTTTGAAATTTATTCTAAATGCGGCCGCATTTTAGAATCCAAACATATTTTTCATGCCGTTGAGCATCGGCGCGATCTGCTGTGCCCGCTGCTGAATGGCGTTGAGCTGCTGTTGTGAGAGCTGCCCGGAGGTGAGCATCTGGTTTATCATCTCCTGCGGGTTCTTCCCCTGCATCTGGCCCATAAACTGCTGGAACTGCCCGCCAATGGGGTTCTGGGTCTGTCGGCCCATCGAGTTATACAAGCTGCTGCTCATCGTTTAGCTCTCCTTTTCCGGCTCTGGTGCTTCCTGCTTCTCCAACGCCGCCAGCTTTGCCGCCAGCGCGTCGAACTCCTTACGAGTGACATACTCCCCGCCTGCGGCTTGCGTGGCAGCGATCGACGCTTTGGGGCCGCTGGTGCGTTCTTTGTAGTCGTAGATGCGGAGAGGGAACGGCCTGCCGTCCTGTCCCACTTCTTTGATGTAAAATGTATCGGAATCGGCATCCAGTAAAAGCACCCGGCTCCCGTTGGCGACCAGATAGCCCCGAGCTGCCGCTTCACCCTGTACCCAGATAAAACCGCTGTCAGCCGGTGCGGCCTGCCCCTGCATTGTCGGCATCATGACGGGCTGGGGCTGGTACTGTGCTGCCCTGAGCTGTTCAAGCTGCCCCTGCGGCTGTTGCGGGTAATACACTTGTGGGTATCCGTTATAGATCGGCATTGCTTAGTCCTCCTTGTACCAGTAGTATATCGGGCATTCTGCGCCGCTGTCCCAGCTGTCTAGCCAGTCGCCGTTGACCACGGCCAGAACGTGGCCGGAGCAGCCCAGTACATACACGCCGTTCGGGTACTCCCGGGCAAAATCTGCCACCGTGTAACAGGTGGTGCAGTCCGCCTCGACAAGGCGACGCTTGAATCCGTGCTTTTGGAGGTATGCGCCCCATGTGCGGTTGGCGCTGGGCATATCGCCGAGAGCAAATCCGGTCAGCGCCAATCCAATGTAGACCTGCTCCCAGCTCTGCCCTGTGGCAGCCGCTACAGCACGCACGGCGCAATCCCCGACGCTGCCCCCGTGGGGGTTGGGGCTGAACTTGATCCACATTGGCGCTTGCCTCCTTTGCGCCCAGTGTAGCAGATCCGCCCGGCGGGAGAGGCAACGAGCGACCAACGAAGGACAAAAATGCTCTATTTTGCCAAAAGAAAAAAGTGCTCATTGAGCACAAAATTTTACAAACAGGCTTGACTTTTGCGCTCAATGAGCGTATAATAAAGACAGTGAAAGACACCAACACACAACAACATGGAGGTAAAAAATATGAAGATCCTTAACGCTGAAGAGTTCGCCGCAAAGGTCATGGAGAACGGCACCGAGGTGGAACCTAACGAATACAAGACCATGGATTGTGAGGACGGCGAAACCGTCTGGACGATCTACGCTCACATCGACGCCGACGGCAACCTCGTACACAATCATGACGATGCCGAGTGGACCATCACCGCCGACATGAATCTGACCGAGGAGCAGTCCGAAGCCGTCATGCAGGGCGAGCTGGACGACATGGAGAAGGACGTCATCATCAGCGACCTCTACCCCCAGTACGTCGAGACACTCAAAGAGAACGAAGAGTGGATTAACCTGTAAATAAAAAAATCCCCTGCCGGATGCTCGCAACATCTGACAGGGGATTTTGTGAAAGACGTACCATGGAGGTACACGAACATATTATCATGCGAAAGAAAGGAAGTCAACCATGTATAGCAAAGCAGAACTTTTTGACATGGCTGCCAAGCAGCCGAAAGAAGTTTTTCTCGGTAACGTCACCCTCAGCATCCCGGACGATTCCGATGGCTGCGCCGATCTGGACGCCGAGAAAGACCGTCTGGGCCGTATCTGGGCAGCAGCACGCATGAGCGTGCGGGAGATGGTGGTGGCATCCGGCATCAGCCAGACCGCCTTTGCAAAGGGTGCGGGCATCCCGCGCCGCACGGTGCAGGGGTGGTGTTTGGGCGAGCGCGACTGCCCGGAATACGTCCGCTTCCTGCTGGCCGAGCACTATGGGCTGATCTGAGGAGAATGTTATGGCAGATTTGACTGGAAAGCATTTTGGAAAGTGGACGGTACTTGCGCCGTCTGAAAAGCCGCACTACTACACATGCCAGTGTGAGTGCGGAGTGGTAAAAGACGTGTATGACAGCTCCCTGCGTCTTGGCAAAAGCCGCAGCTGTCTGTCTTGTGCGAATCGAGGGCAAAAGCCAGGCCTGACAAGCGCAAGACTGAAAAAGGCAAAGGAAAAAGAGGGACACGTCATTAACGGATGGAAAGTATTGGAAGTTTTGCCCGAAAAGAGGTCAGGTTGCTTTCTGTGCCGTGCTATTTGCCCGAAATGTGGGAAGGAAACCACCGTAAAGATCACAAGGCTTTCTCGGATCCAGCATTGCGCAGATTGCAACAGGGACATTGGAGAGAAAACCGGGGCAATTCACAGCACAGCTTACGCGGGTGGCTCTTCCATTATGTCGATTCGCACAAGGGTTGGAGGCCATATCAATAAAAATTCCACTTCTGGCGCAAATGGCGTGTGCAAAGACCACCATGGCCGATGGCGTGCATATATCAATTTTCGGCGGAAGCAGTACCATCTCGGCAGCTACGACACCGTCGAGGAAGCCGTTGCGGCCCGCAAAGAGGCCGAAGAACTGATCTACGCCCCATACCTTAAAGAACATGAAGGATGGGAAGAAGAGCTTTCCAGCAGGCTTGAGGAATTGAAGAAAAAGTAAAAAAATCCCCCAATGCTCCAAACGGAACACCGGGGGATTTCTGCGTCTCCCGCATGGTACGCACTGTAAGTAGGCGGGTGGGAGACTGTATCAACTAAAAATGCCTACTTCTGCTATCGCAATTTTGACGTATGCGCACTATTCAAAACCGTTCAAGCATTTTCGGACTTGCTATGGCTGGAATTGAACCAGCGCAATAGACGGGGTGCGCCCTGCTCTACCAACTGAGCTACATAGCCTTAAAGACCCACCATGATACGCATCGTTGAGAGGCTTGATGGGTTCAGATATCCACCCTAATGCGCTTCTTCGAGAGGCCGGGCAGATTTGTTGAGATTATTATACCACAATTCGTGCAAAAAGAAAAGCCAGCGGGTAAACGTTCTTCCGCTGGCTCTCTGTACACATTTCTCCGAAGTGTGTGTACTCTACTTCGGACGGTATAAACAGTATATCACACATTCAGCATTTTTTCAATGCCTTTCAGCCGGTAGCCTATCGCTGTCCGGCTGTAATGTGTTTGTGCTGCAATGTCCGGCAGCGGGAGCCGCTCAACGTACCGCAGTAAGGCTATCTTACGGTCTACCCTCCCAAGCGGTGCGCTTTTGATCGCGGTGGTCATCTGCTGCCGGTCAAGTCCTTGCAGCGCAGCGGGCAGCACCACACGAGCCGCCGCCACAGGCAGCACCGAGCCAGAAAGGCTGCGGCAGCTGTCCGGCGTTGCGCACCATATTGCCAAGCACGGCAAAATGGTGACGTTTTGTCACCATTTTCGTGATGTCACGAAATTGTTCTTGTGCGGCGAACATTTTGCCGGGGTTGGCAAAATGGTCAGGTTTCACGATTTTGTTGACGTTACCAAAATCGCAATGAGTTCGACTTTTAACAGCTAAAAAGTTGAACTCATTTGTTAAAATGGCCGTTTTGGGCCACTTTTCAGGATATGTAGTGCTGCTCATGGTCATTCCTCCTGCGTCATATCGTCCGGCGCATCAATCGCGCTGTCCTCCGCGTCCAGTGCGTCATAGTACGCCTTTGCCAGAGCTTCCACCTCTGCGATGTCGTCCTCCGTCAGCAATCCGCTGTCCAGATGGGTGTAAGCCTTGTCCAGCCAGTATGCCACGTCGCGTCCGGCGGCGATTTCTCGCTTGATGGAGCGCAGGGTCAGGTCGTGGCGTGCTTTCGATTTAATTGCCATATGTACCTCCTTTAGGTCATGGACGCTACTGCGTCCTCAAGGTCAGTGATGCGCTTGATGGGGTCCGCTCTGCCGGTCACCGTCACGCTGTCCGCGTCGGTCATCAGTGTGTTCACGCCGGGGAGGGCGGGGATAGGCTGTGCGCCTGTCGCGATGAAAGGGGTGGGAGTGGCGAGCTTGTAGCAGACTTGCACAGGGGTTCCGGCTGCGTACTGGGCGGCGAGGTAGGATTTCAAAGCGGCAACGTTCGCAAATGTAGACCAACGCAGATATAGGGATGTTTTCCACCCGTTTACTCCTTGTACCGTATTCGAACTTGAAACCGATGCAATAGGGAACGTTGTGCAATAATCGCCCCTGGACAGCACTCTTGTTCCAATGGAAATCGAAGTGCTCTGAAAATAAAGAGTATCACCTGATCCAACGGCATTCCATGGTTCCGTTCCATCCAGCGTCAACAACTTCCACGCCTCCTGCCCCTCTCCCGTCACTGCATCCACCGTACCGCCGTAGATGGTGCGGGGCAGGGTCAGAGTGGAGGTTTGGCCGGTGTATGGGGCGTAGGTGGTGGGGGCGGTGGTGCCAGAAACAAGTATAAGCTCAAAATATGTATCTATCACCGTGCCCTTTTTAATAGATGCGATTGCGCCATAAAAGGAAATTGAAATATTTGTTGGCTTGGCTAAGCTGCCAGTATTTTTGCCGACACCGATACTTGTTTCAATCCAAGCTACACTGCCGGTAGGTGTATTTTTTCTGAGTGTAATTACAATTGCATTAGTAGACAAAGGAGTACTGATTGAAGCTCGGTTTACAGTGTATGTACCTGCTGGCAGGCGGACGGTGCCGATGCTACACGAAAATCCGTCCATATTCAATGTGCCTCTCAAGTGATAGCGCCCATCAGGTTCTGTTGTAACACTGATTCCACCCGATTCTTTTTCAATAGGCAAATTCAGCAGATTCTCCCCGCACCGTTCCACTTTCACCGCATCCCGCCCGGAAATAGGCCGGATGTTATCCGGGCTTGGGTCACCGCTGCCCTCCTGCGTCGGCTCCCAGCTCACCTTACAGCAAAGTTTACTCCCCGCCACGGGGTGACACACAACAGGATTCCCGGTTTCAGAGATGGGCGGGCAGAGCATGTCCACGATGTGCTTGCTGCTCCATGCGTCGGTGCCGACTGTGGCGTCGTCGATGACTGCTTTGCTTGCCAGCGCATCGCCGGTCACTTTAGCGTCAGCTGCCTGCCCGCTCTGGCTCAGGGTGGCATCTACGGTGGCGTCTTTGCCGGGTGCGCCGCTTTTAAGTGTAAAGTTTAGCACGGGATTTTTAGCCGTGCCAGTAATTGTCGCAGATGGCGCGTCGCCCTCTTCCACCGTACCGATTGTGAGCTCAGGTGTTGCGCCTGTATCACCCGGTCTACCTGGGTCGCCTTGCTTGCCATTCAGCACATCGACAGAGCTGGTCCCGGTCGCGTCGGTGATGACGATACGATGGCCGCCAGTGATATCCTGCACGGTGACTGTGGGCGATGTGCCCGGCTCGCCCTTAAAGTCTCCGGATGCAATGCCGTTCTTGAGCTCCTGCAAGCTCTCGGCGGCCTTTTTCTGTGCGTCACCGGCGGCTTTCTCGCTGGCAGCGGCCTTTTGTGCGGCTGCTCCTGCCTGCTGTGCTGCAGTCTGCGCGTCGGTCTTAGCCTGCTCTGCGGCGGTGGCATCGGTGTGCACGGCATCCACCAGCTCCTGCCATGCAGGGGTGCCAGGCTCCGGCATGCTGCCGTCCTCCGTGCCGGAGTTGGCGGCCACACGGTAGCGCAGATCTGCACTTGTCACGGTGCGGGTGCCATCGCTTCCCTCGAAGGTCACGCACCCATTGCCGGGCTGTGCGGTCACGCTGGCGGGCACGGCCACATAGCCGTCCACCACCAGCGAGGATGCCGGGTCTTTGCCGTCCGGGACGTGCCAGAAAGCCCGGATGGTCAGGCCCTCCCACTCGCCGGAAGCGGTGACGGCAAGGCGGTACACGCCCCAGTTTTTGGTGTAGCCAAAGCGCACCAGCTGCTCATAGCCCGGCACTTTGACGACGCCATTGGATGCGAGAGATACGCTTAGCTCGATCATAAATTACTCCTTGTTGATAGCAGGATGATTATCTGCCAGTGCCTTCTTCATCAGGCTTACGGCCTTTTCAATCACCGCGTCAAGCACTTCATCCGTGATGATAGGCTTCAGCCATGCAGGGCAGGCCGCACGTAGCGCGTCAAAGACCTGCTTCTTTTTCTTTGCGCCCTGGCCGCTGCCCATGATGCTGTCCTCGGCCTTGCACACGAGGTCATAGGCCAGATCTTTGACCAGCTGCTTATAGCCCATGCGGATAGCGCCGACTGCCAGAGCCACAAAGCCGACGATGATGAGAACGATTGCGACGGGGGCGGGGATGAAATTAAGAATTGCTGCCATGTTCAGTTTCCTTTCTCCTGTTCAAGGTCTGCGATACGGTGATTGGCGACCTTCATTTGCTCTTCTAAAATCGGGACTCGTTGCGCAAAGTTGTTGTGTTCCCTCACTTCACGAGTAAGTTCTTCCAGTTTGGTTTCGGTGATGGCCTGCTGCTTGTCCAGCTTTGCATCCATGTTTTGCGCTGTGCGGCTATTGGAGTAAATAACGCCGATCAAACTCAGACCGCCGGTAATCAGCGCTACGGTGATAGCCTCGCTCATTCGTCCTCCCGGAGACGGGTCAGGCCCTTCTTGCAGATGATGCTGGTATAGTCCTTGTAGGCAATGGACAGGTCAACATTGCCTGCAACGCCCGGAACGCTGCCGGAGCTGGTATGCTGCCACATCCCATAGGGGTATACCGTGGCGGGCTTCTGGCTACGGTAGGCCGCCAGCCACACATCATAGGGCTTGAGCGCCGCGCCGGTCATGTAAAGGTGCTTGTCTGCATAGCTCAGGTAGGTGTACAAGATAGAGTAAAATCCCCAGTCCTGCACCGTTTTCAGCTCGTAAGCGGTCAGGTCGGTCAGCACCTCTTTGCTAAGCTTCGCGGGCAACGCGTCCTCGACGTCCACAGCCACCGGCAGGCGCAGCGTCTTGCCGATCAGGGCGCTTTTCAGCAGGGCCAGCTCCTTGTCAGCTTCTGCTCGGCTGACGGCCTTGAAGTAGCCATACACGCCCACCGGGATGTCCAACCGAGTGCACTCCGTGTAGTTGCGGGCAAAGGTAGGGTCCAGATACGGCTTGCTGGGTGCGCCTGTCTTGCTGTTGCCCATTGCCCGCAGCATCACACCGTCCACCTTGCCGCTGGCCTTGACCTTGTCCCAGTCGATGTTGCCCTGCCAGCGGGAAACGTCCATGATTGTTTTACTCATTTAAGCCTCCTTGTTCTTATTGCCGGTCTTGTCCTCCAGCAGCTCGATCAGCTCCTTGTACTCGGCCTCGGTGATGCGGCCAATGGCGTAGAACACGTCCAGCTTGTCCGCAAGGCCAGTGGTCTGGCCGCGCTCGATCAGGCGTTTACAGATACGATACAACATAGTTTTTACCTCCTTATGTGGTGGTGTCAGTGGTGGTGTCGTCGGTCATCCCCAGTTCCAGCAGGGCGACGCGGTATTCATGATCTACCGCCAGGGCATCCGTGTCCGCCTGCGCGGCCTGGGTCTCGGTCAGCAGTTCGGCAAGGGTGGGATAGTGGTAGCCGGTGAGCCAGATCTCTACGGTGTAGCCGCCGGTCGACGTTTCTGTTGCAAAGTGCAGGGTCCCGTCTGTCCGGAAAGTCGTGTTGGATGCGAAAATTCCAGTGCCATTTCCGTAGTTATGATTGGCGGTGCCGCCTTTTGCAATGTCTACTTCCTCGCCGTACCCGCCGGTAGGGCTGTTATATTTCGTCTTGACGTGCACGTAGTCCAGACCGTCTGGCATTTTGATATCGTAGGTCTTCCACCTTTTTCCGGTTTCTTCGTAGTGATTCCACACCAGCCGGGGCTCCGACTTTACCGCCACGGCGGCAGCAATCTTGTCATTGAGCGTTTTGGCGCTGAGGGTGCCGTCCGGGGCGATGTCCAGATAGTCGCCCACCTTCACGCCGCCCAGCGTGCTGACCGTAGCTGCGGGCAGGCTGTACGGCGTGCCGAACTTGGCGTCGGCCTGGGCTTTGGTATACCTCTGAGCCAGGGCGTCGCCGGTCGCCTTTGCGTCAGCCGGTGCACCAGATACGGTCAGGGTCGTGTCAGTGGACACGATAACCTTTGCGTCGGCGGCACTCTTTGCAGCTGCTTCCTCGCTGGCCTTTGCGGCAGATGCACTAGACGCGGCAGCAGTTTGACTGGCCGCTGCTCCTGCTGCACTGGAAGCAGATTCCTCGGCTTTTGATGCCGAAATACCTGCCTGCTCTTGCGCTGCGCTTATGGCTTTTGCAGTGGCGTCTTTGACTGTCTGGGCTGCTGCTGCGGCCTGTTCTGTGGCAGTTGCCGCCGCGTTTGTGGCTGTTTCCGCACTCTGAACAGCTTCTTCCTGCCGCGCGATAACAGCCTCGCCATACTGCTTCACATACTCAAAGCCCTGTGCAAGGGCTTCCCGTACTTCCACGCCGCGTTCTGCATTGCGGACTTCGGAAATTGCTTCGTCAAATGTCTTATCCAATTTATCACCCCTTTGCGGATGCATAGCCCTTCAGCGAGCGGCTCAGGTCATAGGCGTCACTGGCTTTTCGTGCGCTCAGGGCCTGCAAGTCGCTGACGCTGGAGAAATCAATGCCCAGCGTGAATTCTTTTTTGTCCGGCGCGGCCAAAGGCTCCACAAGCTTAGAGCACAAAAGCCAGGTGTTCACCCCGTGCGGGTTGGAGTAGATGTGTGTCATCTTGCCAAAGCCAAGGCGGGCGATATCCACGCCGGCATCCTTGAGGTCCACAGCCTTTACCGTGATTCCGTCAAGGTAACGCAAGTTTTTGGACAGCTCCGCGTTTGCGGCATCCAGAAGCGACTGCGTTGTGTTTTCGGTTCCGTCCTGCACAATGACCCGCGCGATGATGCCAAACAGCTTTTGCGCGGTGGCGTCGTTAGCGGTTGCCGTGATGGTGTTGGTTTTCTCCCACAAAAACCAGCCGGATTTCTTTTTTCCGACGGCAATGACGCGGGTGACGATATCCTCTGCTTTGACGTAGCTGCTCAGGTCGAGCAGGTTTGTGCCGAATGCGATGGGCTGCCCGTTTTTCTCCTGCACTTCCCGGACGTAGTCCAGATACCGGGCCCCGTTTTCGTGCCGGACGATCAGATACCCGCCGTATACATCCACAAGCTCATTTTGGATGACATCCCATGTAACGCCAAAATTTCGTCCATCGCCAAAGGTGTACCGTGGCGCAGAATCGTAACGGACAACGGAAGAATCCGTCAGGGCTGCACCGTTGAACAAGACGGCATAGCCGTCTCCCTGCTTTTCGATTTTCCAATTTTTCGAGACCGTGTCTTTGAGATCGTATTCCGTCTCAGGCGGAAGGGATTTTGAGTGCGTGGCGCATGTGATATCCGGCGTAACCGTTCTTTGCGTAGCTTCGTGCGTCTGGCCATCTCCGTCCAAGGGCAGGGCCACATTTACGCTCACGGAAAACAGGCCGTTTCCTGTGCGCCAGATATACCCGTTTATGGAAGAATCTGCATGCTTTTCATTCAGC